GTACCTATCAATCTTAATGCACTTTGTATTAATGCAGTAGTTACCAAACTTTACAAATGCAGTGTAATACGGACTCGTTGCAAAATCCTCAAACGTTCTAGTTTTGGTTCTGTCTTGGTTGTACTGATAGAATTTAACATACGTATGCATACCAAGCGTGACACCTTTCTCGTCCTTAGCATTCCATCTACGTTTTTGTTCGCAGGCATGGACTAGAAGTGTGCGCTCGCCTTTAAATTCTTTGTGGCAATACTGGCAAGCGTATGTGTCTTTGGTAGGTACCGCTGTCATAATATATTGTTTGTCTTAATGTAATTAGTTAAAAATTCATTTAAAAATCTGTGTTCGCCGGCAGCTGGGTGTTGGCTCCACCATGGAATATTCTGTATTATATCCGCCGGGTCCGGTTTAACTCCTTGCTCGTGCTGCCATGTAACTGATAGCCATTGAAGCCTATCAATGATCTCAGTACTGTAGTTATCCAGGAAGCTAACATCGTTTGGATCTAGGAACTCTGCCTCGCTTAGTAGCTGTTCAGCTGAATTAAAAACTACAATTTTATGCCCACGTGATTTTACACTATCGATCATCATTGCAAGCTGTTGGTACAGAGAATATATATGTTCTTTTACACTGTTAATACTGTATTGCAAATGAAGGTCCACGTATTTTTCTAAGTCAATCACACACTCATCATATTCTCTAGTATCAAGTGGAGTTGCATTTCCAAACGATCCCCACTTGTCATTGTTTACTTTTCTCAGTATAGGCAATTCAAACCGTTGTAAGAACGTTGTGCTAACAATGTACAGTGTTGGTTCAGTCGCCTGTAGACTGTCAGCTACTGTTAATCTGATTATAGCACTATTAGATAGACCATCCATCGACAGCGTGTGAACCTTGTTTATTTCTAATTGGTGTGCTAAATCCTCAGGGCCGTTACCAATGGCATGATGATTCATGTAACTGCATCCGCTAGTTACTAATCTGTTAACTTTCGCCATGGTCTTTGACATATTGCCTGAGCTCTTTCTTAGTTGTTAATGTACTTAGTACGTCAACATCATCTTCTTTCATAGTTGGAAACAATTCTAACAACTGCTTCTTAATTGGTGCGCTTACATTCTTAGGTTTGGGCTTACCTTTGATCCATTTATGATTCTGTGTACCGATGCCGGGACTGATTGTAGTAAGCATCAACCACTGTAACTTTGGGTGTTTAGCAAGGTCGAACATGTTACCGTTCGCATGTTTATTTGTGCTTGCTATATAATAGTCCTCAAGGTCCGGTGATCCATATACAGACGCACCGTACTTCAACATTATAAATGGGCTGAACTTTTTCTTTAGTTCGTCGGAGAGATTGTCATAGAAGTCTCTATCTTTACGATCCATTGCGTTAAGTATTTGGTTAAGCGGTATTTGTGGTGCTGCCATTTTTAATCTCTTCTAATTTTTTTATATATGCGGTATAGTAGGTTAATAATGCATCTTTGTTAAAACCAGTTATACCAACAACATCGTATAGATCTTCTATGTGAGTTAAAAATTCGTTTTTGGATTTAATCCACTTAGCGTTCCAGGTGAATATAATGTCCGAGAAGTAATCTATAGAATCAAATATTTCACCGCCAAAGTCATTATTGAGTTCATTAATTATTGATTCAGGAAGTGCATTTACTTCTTGAATACTACGCGGTGGATCAACCGGCCAGTCTGGTCCTTTGATGCCGTTCCAATAAGTATCTAAGGTTTGCGGGTCTTCATACAAGTCTTCACGAAAACGGTCTATGAAATACTTTCCATTCTCCATTTGAATTATTCTAATGTTGGGCAGGACCGATTGCACTGTCTTTATACTGTTTATATCATGCATTACTAAAAATGTGTACCATCCTCGACTTAAAACTTGCTTAACCGTGTCACGGATAATAATGGTGTCGGTGTTGTTGAGCGAGGTACAGCCGTATAAGTTTCGATCGCCCAGCCCGAGATCATTCCAATCCACAGTCTCATTTGCCAATCGCGACAGTAACTCTGACAGCTTATCTAATTCTCCAACGAGCTGTTGTTTAGCTAATGTTTCGTCTTGAAGAATTGCATTGGTTCCAAGCCCTAGACAATTTATTATAAACTTGCCGCCGGAACCGGGAGGAAAATAAAAGCCGATTATGTTGTCGGTTACCATAAACTATTGTAGTCAATCACTTCACAGTTACGTGAAATTTCTTTAATGAAGTAAACGCATTTTGGCTTCGGACCTTCCTCTAGAGGAACTGCAAGGAACTGACCATTCTTTAACTTAGGTGCGTACCAATTTACTTCACTATATACATCTATTATTTCGATCAATTCAAACGTTGGTCTGAAAGCAGATAAACTATTAAACTGAAATGCTTTAAAGTCTCTATCGTTAATAGATGTTAACGGCAATGTTTCGAGATCGCCAACTTCATCTTCACCAATTATGATTTCCCAATCTACGGGCATCTTAATTTTATGGTTGCCTATCTTTAATACTAGTGCTGGACTAGTAAAGCTCTCTAAGAAGATTAACGGAATGTACATAAAGTCTGGTTCGGTTGGGTTGCTATTATCGAGAATAGCAAACCTCATGTCATCTATCTCTTCTGGTAGTGTGTTGAGTTCAAAACTCGTATCGTCAAGCGTGTGGATTCTCATAGTTTATTATATAACCTTTAACTGTTTCTGTCTAGTTCTTCATAACGTAAAACGTGACTAGTTCATTATCTACTTTAAGTAGTTCGTTACTGTAACGTAACTTTCCTTTTTTAGCTGCATCTGTTTTTGCATTAAATTTTGCAATGCGTACCATCTTAGGTGTTAGCCTTAGCACTCGGTACAATGCAAGTTCATGACCTTGTCCGCCAACAACAAAGTCACCTGCTCCGATTGCTTGCCCAAAGAAGTCTAATGGGTTTTTATTTTTATTGTTATCTGCCATTATTAAACCCACACCGTACTTGTTTTTATTTTATCTCTCCACATACGAAAAAGCTGCCTAACATAACTCTCGTTGAAGTCACTGAGGTTAAGTTTTTGGTATAAATCTTTAATGTGTAATGCTGTGGCATCTTCATCTAAGAACCATTCTGCGTCCCATGTGTACTCAGGTTCGTCTTCTTCTGCCGTGTATTCAGTAACGCGCCCTTTTAGCCGGGCGGTCTGTATAAAATTAGGACAATTAATAAACTGTACACTGCCGGCACCGGTCCATATACCTCTTATCCTATTATAATCTTCTGTATTGTGTGCAACAATAAAGAAATGCTTGCCACTGTCTATTACCTCGCTAAGAACCGGATCCCAATCTGCGTCTAATGTTTGGTGCTCGGTATACATTCCAAACAGTTGGAAACAACCTAAATTGAGATCTGTCCATCCAGTATACACATCTTTAATTTCTGTTAACAGATATTGTAACTTGTCTGTTGGGGTGAACTCACCAAGCAATTGTTGTTTTGCATACCACGAATGTTGGAACACTGCATCGTTACTTAACCCGAGACTATTAATTAAAAATTTGCCGCCGCAAGATGTTGGATAGCGCATGATAATCAGCTTATCTGTATTGTAGTTTATTTCCAGTGTATCTTCTCTACTTTAAATGGGTACTCAGCCTCCCTATAAAACTGTTTACGTTTTGTAAGGTGTCGTTTTGCAAATTTGCAGTTACTTGTTATATCATATATGTCTGCGTAGTCTTTGTCGTCAGCAACACGTAGGCTTCGTCCTATGCTTTGTATTACACGGACAAAAGACTTCCCTGGTTCAATTAACACAAGGTTAAAGATACGTGGTATATTAAGTCCTACCGCTGCTACTCCGTATGTAGCAATAATAATCTTATCATCGTTGTCTGCAATTTCATCGTACTTGTCTTTACGCTTGTCTACTTTTACCTTGCCCGTTACAACCGATACACGTTTCGCTGGTAGCCGTAATGCTAACTCAGTAGCCGCAACTACCCTGTCCACAAGTACCAATGTGTTGCCTGTTAATGATTGGCTTATAATCATTTCAGCTATGTGATCCAACCTGTCAGGGTCTGTAAGCAAGTATTTTAGTTCGGATTGGTAGTTACCCAGGTCTCTGTTGTCCTGTAGCTGCTTAATGTGTACGTGACAGTTAGCAAGTAACCCTTTCTTCTGTAACTCTGCTGCTGATACTTGCCCGATAACTTTACCTATGCTGCATTCAATAGTCTTTAATTCAAACATTTCCTTGGGTACTGTACCTGTCAGGCCCCACCGTAGTGGTATGTGCGCCATTGGACCTGTCAGCATTGCCTTCAATGCATCTGCTTTAGCACTATGAACTTCATCAACAATAACACACTTGACATCATCAAGAAATTCATCAAGTGTCAATTGTGCCTTACCATTTTTACTATCTTTATATAACTGATTAAGACTTTGCCATGTACAAATTGTGTGCGTCTTATTCCATTCCTTTCTGCCACCGTAGTACACACCAACGTCCAGCCCCATGTTGATGTAGTCTTCTTCTGTTTGCGTCACTAAGGACTTGTTAGGTACAATTACAATACTACGACCATATGGCTCTGCGAATAAACTAAGTGCGGCTGTTATAATTGTCTTGCCTGCACCGGTAGCGATTTCCTGCATACACTGTGGATTTTCGAGATAGTTGTTTATGGAAGTTACTTGGTGATCGTTCAGAACGATAGGCTCGCCTTCAAAGCGATGTCCTTCTGGCCATGTAATATGTGAGAATGTG